ACACCAATAGTCTAGGAGTGTACTCTCCAGAATACAATGACACAAAACCCGAAACAGACGACGCCAAAACGTGGTCAGGGTGGGGCACAGCGTTAAAGCCTGCGCAAGAGCCTGCGCTATTGTGTCGCAAACCGCTACAGGGCACCGTGTCAGAGAACGTCCTAAAATGGGGCACAGGCGCATTGAACATCGACGGTTGCAGAATAGGACAAGGGGATCCTGCGTGGCCCGGTCCCTCTGACGGGGATTCTGGTTGGGAGGGTAGAGCGGGTTTCACTGGGGGCGAATGGGTTTCAGGGCTTACCAGCGGCGGTGAAGCTCGAACGCAGCAGGGCGGCAGGTGGCCCGCCAATATCTACTATTGCCCAAAGCCAACGCGCAGCGAACGGGATGAAGGCTGCGAGGAATTGCCAAAACGAATCAAGCGAAACAAACTCCCGTCGCATAATGGGACAGGAAACTTTCGCAGCGTAGACAAGAAACCGCTCCCTGAAGTCGGCAACTTTCACCCAACCGTAAAACCTGTTCACCTGACGCGCTGGCTCGTGCGTCTCATAACGCCACCGGGCGGGATCGTGCTTGAGCCCTTCGCGGGTAGTGGCACAACGTTGCTAGCTAGTGAGCGCGAGGGCTTTACCTGTGTCGGCATTGAACGAGAGCCGTCCTATTGTGACATTGTGCGGGCACGGCTGGATAAGTTGGTGGGTTCCTGATGTGTCTCAATATGGTACACTGAGCACACACAACGCGAAGGGGTTACCGTGGCAAGACCAAAAAAACCGATTGATTATGAGATGGCGTATAGGCTGGCGCGCATCCATTGCACGAACGAAGAGATGGCTCTGTGCTTGGGCTTTAGTGTCTCGTATTGGTACGATCTGCTCAAACGTGATCATAAGTTATCAGAGGGCGTTGAAAAAGCGCGGGGCGAGGGGCGCGCATCGCTGCGTCGTCTGCAGTGGCAAAATGCTACACAGGGAAATGTCACAATGCAAATCTGGTTGGGCAAACAGATCTTGTCGCAAACTGACACACAGCGAACAGAGCTAACAGGCAGGGACGGTGATGCAATCAGAATCCAAGAAGAAGCTGCCGCCGCACGAGACGTTATCGAAGCTGCAATCGCTCGCGCAGTTAAGCGAGACAGAGCGGACGAGTCTCATATCGAGACTGACGCCGAAACAGCTCATTGACCTAAATTGGGATTGGCGGTTTTGGGCTCGCCCTGAACAGCTCGCGCCCGTTGGTGACTGGCGCATTTGGTTAATATTGGCAGGTCGCGGTTTTGGCAAAACGAGAACAGGGGCAGAGTACGTGCGCGAGTGTGTCAATTCGGGACAGGCTAGACGGATCGCGCTAGTAGGGCGCACCGCTGCAGACGTTCGTGACGTCATGGTAACGGGCCCGAGTGGAATCCTAAATTGCTACCCGCCCGATCAACGCCCGTTGTACGAACCATCGAAACGCCGTATCACTTTTCATACTGGCGCTGTCGCAATTTGCTACAGCTCAGAAAAACCCGCACAGCTCAGAGGGCCGCAGCACGATCTGTGCTGGGCGGACGAGGCTGCAGCGTGGTCGTATCCTTATGAGACGTGGGATCAATTGATGTTCGGTCTCAGATTGGGACAGGCACCGCGCTGCGTAGTGACAACAACCCCCCGTCCCATTCAGCTAATCAAGGATCTCGTGTGTAGCAAAACGACACAGGTGACTAGAGGCAGCACATTCGCAAATCGAGACAACCTAGCCCCTGCGTTCTTAGAGCAAATCCTAGACAAGTACGCAGGCACAAGCCTAGGAATGCAGGAAATCCATGCGCAGCTATTAGAGCAGGTGCCAGGTGCGCTGTGGACTAGAGCAATCATTGACGATCACCGTGTGCACCAACCACCACGAGACATTAAGCGGATCGTTGTAGCGGTAGATCCTGCTGTGTCTCATTCTGCGACTAGTGACGAGACAGGGATCGTTGTTGCAGCCCTCGGGGCCGATGGGGATTTCTACGTGATTGAGGATGCGTCAATGAGAGCAAGCGTTGACAACTGGGCGCGGGCTGTGGTGACGCGGTATCAGCTACACAAAGCAGATCGCATTGTCGCAGAATCGAACCAGGGCGGTGATCTAGTCGATCGCATTTTGAGACAGGTTGACGATTCGGTCAGTGTCAAATTGATACACGCAAGCAAGGGCAAGTATGTACGGGCAGAGCCTGTCGCAAGTCGATACGAGCAGGGACGCGTGCATCATATTGGGATTCACCCCGAGCTTGAGGATCAGCTCTGCAGCTACTCACCTGAATTCTCAAGCGGCAGCCCCGATCGACTTGATGCGCTAGTCTATGCAATCACAGAGCTTGATTCTCGAATTAAGAAAGTGCCGATCGTGAGTATAGACACAGGCGCAAATCTCAAAACAGAAAACTGGAACGTGTGATGTGCACAGCCGTCGCAAAATCGGACCTGTCTCAAAATAGGATTCTCAAGATCGAAGAGATCAGAGAGGACGATTTCAAAGGCGAGTCGAGACGAGACGCAAAAAAGCTAGAGCAACGCGCTCTGCATCTATCAACAGGCGTGCGTGCATACCTGAGATTCAAAACGCGCAAGCTCGTGCGAGATCTAACAGGCGAGATCAAAGAGACTGGCAAAGTTCTCAAAGTGAGAAAGGCAACGCGCAGGTCGAAAGAGGAAAAGAGGCTAGCAAAGCTGATGAGCTTTTACGGTCTGCGCCAGATCACAGACAGCGGCAAAGAGTACGCGGGGTCTGAGTTCGTTGTCCCAAATTCATACATGAGTGATTACCTGTCGCAAAAAGAGATTTTGCTACAGCAGCTAGATTCCAATATTGAGAAAGAGTTTCGAGAGGCTGTGGGCAATGCGCTTGCTGAGTGGATGAAAGAAGACCCCCGTCCCACAATAGGACAGATCTCGCAAAGGCTGCGAACATGGCTCACAGTCTCGTCTCAAAAAGACGCACCTACTTTGCTAAAGCCTTTAGGTAATCGGTTCACGGTTGAGGGGCTAGGGGCACGAGCTAGGATGATTGCGCGCACTGAGATCAACGCCGCTAGGAACTACGGGCGAGTAGAGGCTGGTAAATTGGTAGGGCGAGAATTCCTAATTTGGGTCGCGTCAAATGATGGCAAATCTGGTCAGAGGCAGCACAATAAAATGGACGGTCTCATTGTGAGAAACGGTCGCTATTTCAAAAATCCCAAAACGGGAGCGCGTTTGCGTTATCCTGGTGATCCTACTGCGCGCAGTAAGTTTGGCGTTGCAGGCGAAGTGATAAACTGCCGATGCAGTGTGCGTCCCATTTCGGCACAAATGGCAGAACGACTGAAAGGTAAATGAGATGTCCGAGAATGAGAAAATCGATTACGACTTCCTAGACGTGCTTGGCTCTACTGGCTTGAATCGTCAAGCCGGGATGATTGATGAGGAGTGGCTGCGCGCCTTACAAGGCGACAAAGGCCAAAAAATCTTCACCGAGATGCGAGACAACGACCCGGTCGTTGGCGCGATTCTCTACGCTATCAAAACGCTCGTTCGGCAAACGAAGTCGCAAATTAATACAGCGGGCGATAACCCTGTCGCAAAAGAGTACGCGGCTTTTGTAGAGGAGTGCATTGAGGACATGTCTGTCACATGGCCTGATTTCCTCGCAGAGGTGCTCTCGTTCCTGCCATACGGTTGGTCCTATTTTGAGATTCTCTACAAAATGCGCGGGGGCTATAACGAAGATCCCAAATTGAGCAGCGCGTTTAGGGACGGGCGCGTTGGCTGGCGAAAGTTTGCAGTGCGAGCACAAGACACGCTCTTTAAATGGGAGTTCGATGACGAGGGTGGATTGTTAGGGCTTTGGCAGATGGCCCCGCCTACCTATGAGCAGGTGTATATTCCTCTTGAGAAGGCGTTGCATTTTCGGACTGAGACACACAAGAACAATCCTGAGGGTCGTAGCATTTTGAGAAATGCATATCGATCTTGGTATTTTCTCAAAAGGATACAAGAGATAGAAGCGGTGGGCGTAGAACGTGATTTAGCAGGGCTCCCAGTGATGCAAATCCCTGTTGAGCTTTTAGCCTCAAATGCGAGCAGCGCGCAGAAAGCTGTCGTCGCTGATTTTCGCGATATGATACAGAAGATCCGTCGTGATGAATACGAGGGCGTGGTTATCCCGTCTGATACTGACATCGACGGGAATCCTACGGGTTTCAAATTGAGTCTACTCAGCTCAGGCGGTAGACGCCCGCTAGACGTTGACCAGATCATCAAGCGCTATGAGAGCCGAGTCGCATTATCGGTCATGGGTGAATTTATCCTAACGGGTGTAGACTCACACGGCTCGTTCAGTTTGGCGAGTAGCAAAACAGCGCTCTTTGCTCAGTCTCTCGGTGTCTACTTGCAGTCGATTGCGTCAGTGTTTAACGAGCAAGCGATCCCGCGATTGATGCGACTCAATGGTTGGACTGACGCAGACAATTATCCCAAATTGGTATTTTCCGATATTGAGACGCCAGACGTGCAAGAGCTAGCAGGTGCACTCACAGGGCTAGTTACCGCAGGAATCATCACGCCTGATGACGAGCTTGAATCTTGGGTGCGCGATTTCTCGGGCTTGCCTGTCGCAGATTCAAACACACAACGGCTTGAGGATCTGGACGCATACGCTGCAGCAGACGAGGCAGCGCTTGACCCAGAATCGGACGAGGTGCGCGAGGCTCCTGAACTCGAAGAGTCCCAAGATGAGACAGAGGAAGTTGAGACAGAGGGGATCGAGACATCGGCAGAGGTGCCGGTTGCAGCGGTTACGCTCAACGGTGCTCAGGTTTCGTCTCTTCTTGAGATTATCCAAAACGTGTCCGGTGGGATGCTGCCAAGAGGAACAGCGCTGCAGATCATATCGATGGCGTTTAACTTGAGCACAGAAAAGGCTGATCTCATTTTGGGATCGGTGGGGCGCGGCTTCGAACCGGAGGACGAGTCGCAAACTGAGACAATCACTGTAGAAGAAAGCGAGCGCAAAGATGGCTGATACTAAAGCTGAAGCAATCGACAAAGAGAGCTACCCCTGGAAAACCTGTATACGGGATCAAAGGAAAGCCGGGCATTCTGAGAAATCCGCTGAGAAAATCTGCGGCTCTATCTACTGGGATTACGGACCGGGCAGAAAGTCGCAACTTGCGAAACACGAGGACCGCACAGCCGAGTGGGGCAGGATCTACAACGCGATCCTAACTGACACGGGAGATGCAGAGCTAGCGTCTCAAGTTGCGACAGAGAGAACAGAGCTTGAGGAACAAGAGCAGCACGATCACCCGCACACACCAAAGGTGATTGCGCTGTTGGCTCTGTCTCAAATCAGACCGGGCGTGCTGTCTCAAACTGAGAACGGAGATCTTGGTGAGATGTGGGAATTCCTACAGTCTACGTTTTCTCAATATCGGACAGAGCCCATGATGCGCGGGCGGGTTGTTGCTGCTGCGTCTCGTGTTGTTGAGGAGTTTCAAAACCGCGGGTTGAGCGCACAGCCCTCAGAGCTGCACAGAGAATCACAAAGGCTCATAGATACTCTCAGACATCAACTGGCGTCTCTAAATAAAACAGGCGTCCCAATTTGGAACGCAGACGCCCCGATCGTTTTCGTTGTGTCAGAGGCTAACGAGGTTGATAAAGCGCGGGGTGAATTTTTGTCAGGCCCTGACGGTAGAACGTTCCAAGACTTGTATCTCGATCGTCTCAAATTGCGAAAATCTGAGGTGTGCGTTTTGGACGTTTCGCAGGTTGTTTGGCTAGAGAAGGCTGATCCTGTGGCGGTTATCGCGCTAGGGCGCACAGCCAAAAAGGTTTTAGGGGATGTCGCAATTTGCAACTTGCCGCACCCTAAAGCTGTAAGACGTTTCGGGGATAGTGGCGAAGTCGGGCGAAAACTAAAGGCAGTCTCAAAACGCATCACGTCCCATATTGAGAATTTAAGCCTTGACGCTATGACCACACATGAGCGACAATCAACACCTGAAGACTGCAACAGTGCAAGCACGCGATCAGGACCGATTGATAAGTCCGAAAATGAGACGCCTGCACAGGTTGACGACGTTGACTCAGAGCCCGATTCGCAGATTGAGACGCGGGGGGATGAGAGGCAGGATGTTGATTCTGGAACGTCTGAAACTCAAGATCTGTCTAAGTCGTTGACGGTGCCGATTGCTAAGGCCGACTCGGAGAAAAAGATTGTATATGGAATCGTTCTAGATCCGTATCAAATCGATGCACAAGATGATTGGTGTTCTCCCAAAGCGATTGAAGAGACAGCGCACGACTGGCTTTCAAAAAGTCGCATTATAGGATTTGACCACACAGCTAAGGCTGATGCGTACCCGGTTGAGTCCTCGATAATTCCTTATCCAAGCGCTGAGGATTATCAAAATGCGATGGCAGGAAAACCCCACCGGGCGTATCGAATGCCATTCGGCGACGATGTTGTGCATTCGGGTTCATGGGTTTTAGGAACGAAACTAGGTGACTCAGAATGGGACAGAGTGAAACAGGGCGAGCTTAATGCCTATTCAATAGGCGGATATGGAAAGCGCGCACCGATGTCCCAAAGTGAGATGCCAGATGTTGAGTTTGTAGAGTTGAACGAGGATCAATAATGCCGATCACGGCGCTAACAGATTTGGAAACCGTAGAGGTGAGTTTGGTCCCAGCAGGGGCGAATCTCAAAAAGCGATTTCCCATAATGAAACGAAACGAGGAAGGTTCGATGTCAGATATCCTGCACGCAGTCATTGACGCTCAAACGAGCGACGAATCCCATTTTGATAAAGTCGCAAAATCAGCAAACCTGTCTGAGGAAGCTGCCGCAGCCGTCAAAGGCGCGATGAAAATTCTCAATGCTTACTCAGATATGATCCCCGCAGAACAAGCTCTAGCGGTAGTTTCAGAGGGTTTGGGTGTAAAGAAAATGACAGAGTTCGAAGAGGGCAAAGAGTCAGAGGGTGCGAAACTTTCTGACGAGGACGAGGACGAGGAAGAGGAAGAAGTAAAAGAGCTTTCCGAAATGATCACCGAGTCCGAAAAAGCTACAGAGTTCGAAGAGGGCAAAGAGTCCGAAGGTGCGACACTGGCTGACGAGGAAGAGGACGAGGAAGAGGACGCAGAGAAAGCGGAAAAGGAAAATCCCGATTCGCTACAGAAATCTCTAGCCGCTCTAGATCCTGCTGTCCGAGATCAAGTTACGGCTCTTTGGAAGTCTCAAAAAGAAGCTGTCGCAAAAGCGGACAAGCTTGAAAAGTCTCTGGCCAAAGAACGAGACGAGCGCGTACGCAAAGAGTTTATCGCAAAGGCACAGACAGAGTTTCGTTTTGTGCCTGGCAAATCACCCGAAGAATTAGGATTGATGCTGAAGTCGCTCTACGCGATGGATTCTCAAATTGCAAAAGACATTGAGGGGATCTTCAAGTCTGTTAGTGCGATGGTTGAGAAAGGCGATCTGCTTGATGAACTCGGTTCAAGTATGACTGGCGAGGCTGCGAGCGGCAGTGCTTACAGCAAGCTAGACAACATCGCAAAAAGTCGTGTCGCAAAATCGGACGAGTCCTATGCTAAAGCCTTTGAGAAGGCTATGCGCGACAACCCCGGTCTATACACCGATTATCTTAACGAACAAGCCAAGTAGAGGAGAATCTCAAAATGGCATACTCAGAGAACATGATCGCAATCAGCCTAGTTGCTGGGGAGGATCTCTCATCTAGCCAGTACTATTTTGTATCCGTGAATACGAGCGGGCAGGCAGTACTGACTGGCGACGACGGCAACCCCGTTGGCGTTGTACAAAACAAGCCCGAATCTGGGCAAGTTGCTACAGTCTGCATTTATGGGGTGACGAAGCTCTATATTGGAACAGAGTCAGGGCTTGGGGCAGGTTACAACGTAGGCTGTGATAGCAATTCTGCAGGCAAGGTATCCGATACCGGGTCATTTAGAATGGGGGTCGCATTAGAAGATCCTACATCTGATGGGGACATCGTTTCTGTTCTCCTTCAGAAAAACGGCAAGCAAGCGTAATAGAGGAGTCTCAAAATGCCAAAGCCAACTAGATCAGACGTTCATGTGAACGCACCTTTGACGAACGTCTCCATTGGTTACGTTCAGGATGCGTCTAAATTTGTTAGTACCCAATGCTTTGGGTTAATTGGTACGCCTAAGCAATCAGATTTATTCTTCCAATATGATCAGGGGGACTTCCTCAGATCAACCGCGCAGGTTCGTGCACCCGGCACAGAGTCAGCA